CCAGCACACAAGCTGGAAGGTTCAGAGACTAACTCCCGATAGGAAACTAAGTAACGGAGACACGAGTGCCTTGCAACCTTATGGGTTGAAGATATAGTCCGACCTGCATCAATGGCAAAGATGTAGAAAAGAAAGATAAAGAGCTTTCTTGTTAACAACGTGATCTGATCGAAGCGACAACACAAACTGATAGCTTCCTACAGAGTGGGGTAGTGCAACCTTTGGCAGAATTAAATCTATCCTCAGAAAGAGGTGGGGATTTTGTAAAGATTCCATTTTATAAAGCTAATTTAACTGGCGATTTTGAAGTTTTAACAGATTCAACATCACTAACACCAGCAAAGATTACAGCAGACAATCAAATCGCTGCGGTATTGCATAGAGGTCGTGCTTTCAGTAGCAGAGACTTGGCTGCACTTGCAGTTGGTGGTGGTCTTGATCCTATGGCTGCTATTGCTCAGAAGATGGCGGCATACGTAAACAACCAGAAACAAAAGGATTTATATTCTTGCTTAACTGGTGCTTTTGGTTCTATCAATGCAAATGATAGTAACTCAGCTTTATTTGGTTTAACTATTGATTCTGAATCAGGAGATACACCAACAGCATTAAGCCCTCGCCACGTTGCAAGAGCTAAAGCTTTACTTGGCGATCAAGGTGAAAAACTAACAGCAATGGCTGTTCATAGTAATGTTTATTACGACTTACTAGAAAGAAACGCTATTGATCGTATTTATGATGATGGTGGTAATGCTGACACAGCAGCCGCATCAGGTAGCACAGCAAGGGCATTTGACCAGCCTTCATTCGGTTCATTTATGGGCTTGAGGGTGATTGTGTCAGATGATATTCCTACAACTGGCTCTGGAGCTTCTACTGAGTATTCAACATTTTTCTTTACACAAGGGGCTGTCGTTACTGGTGAGCAAGCACCAATCAGAACACAGACAGATAGAGATATTCTTGCTTTAGAAGAAGCAATGGCTGTGGATCTGCACTATATCTATCACCCTGTTGGTCTTAAGTACGCTGTATCAACTGTTAACCCAAACAGAACTGTTTTGGAAACTGTTGCATCATGGTCGAAAGTGTATGAGACAAAGAATATCGGTATTGTTAGAGCTACTAACGTATCTAATCAGGATTAATTATGAGTTCTTTATTTGACGTAACTGCTGGGTCACTTATTGGCCCAACAACAGGCGGCACTGTAACTCAGGCCACCAATAAATCTACAGGTGTAACTCTCAACACTGAGAGTGGACAGATCACAATGAATGACGCAGCTTTAGCGGCTGCTGCTGAAGTATCTTTTACAGTTACAAACAGCAAAGTTGCAGCAACAGATGTTGTTGTGGCTGTTCATGGATCTGCTGGAACTGCTGGCTCATATCTTGTGAACGCAAACGCTATCGCTGATGGTTCATTTGCGGTAACAGTTTCTAATGTTTCTGGTGGATCATTAGGAGAAGCAATTGTTATTAATTTTGTTGCTCTTAAAGGTGCATCAAGCTAATGGCAATGTACGCATTTAGGCGTATGAGAGAGCAAAATGAGGCTGCTGAAAAAGCAGCTTCACTAGCTCAAACTCTTGAAAAGCCAAAACCAAAACGTAAGCCAAAACCAAAACAAATAAATGGCGATAACTCTTGATGCTACTGTTGGCGGTGCAAGTGCCAATACTTATATAACTCTTGATGATGCAAACGCTATCATTGAAGGTTTTGTTCTAAGTGATGACAATGCCGCTTGGGATAATTCAACTACTGATAATAAAAACAGGGCATTGTTTACCGCAGCCCAAAGAATTGATAGAGAAAAGTTCTTAGGGGCGAGAGTAAGTGATACACAGGCTTTAGAATGGCCGAGATCAGGAGTAAGAAAACCAGATACATATACAAACCTTTATGGCTTAAGTTTTCCAAATAGATTAGTTGCTGATTATTACACAGATACAGAGATTCCAGAAAGAGTAAAAAAAGCTCAAGTGGTTTTGGCAGTTTATTTGAATAATAATAGAAATGGTTTAGAGCTTAGTGGGTTGGAAGATTTTGCGGCTGTAAGTGTTGGAGGTATAAACGTAACCCCAAGATTCTTTGGGGCTGTTGGTATTGATCGTATACCGCCAATAGTTGATCATTACCTAATGGGGATTAGAATAGGCGGAAGAGCAAACTTATCTATCAAGAGGTCTTAAATGTACGGCTACGATTACCCAGCAGCAATAATCATTACTAATACTGCAACACATACTGGCAGATTTGGTAAGGTTCATGCTTTGAAAGATTCAGAGGCTACTTTTGTGGCTGAAAACATCACAGAGAATGGATCTGCAACGATTAATGGAATAGAAATGAAAGCCTCAACTGAGGTTTGTGGTGTTATTACAAGTATTACTCTTGCAAGTGGTCAGGTTATCGCTTATAGATTATGAGTCTTGCTAATGCACTAAAAAAGGCGGCTAGTGCTTCATTGAAAAAGCTTGGCGGTGATGTGACTATAAGGCAAGTAACGGCTGGAAGTTATAACACCACAACAGGAGCTATTACTGAAAGTACATCTGATACAACTATCAAAGGTGTTGTAAGTAATGTTGCTCGCAATGAGGTTAATGATTTAATTGAGTCACAGGATAAAAGACTAACAATATCTGCTGGTGATCTTACATTTGCACCTACTACAAAAGATAGAGTTGTTATTAGTAGCGTTGAATTTAAAATTATTCAAGTTATAACGAATGAACAAAATAATACTGCTGTAAGTTTTGATCTTATCTTGAGGTAAACATGGCTAGAGAAATAAAACTTACAGAGATAAATGATTTTTTTGAAGAAGATGTTGTTGACCTTGTAGCTGCTACGACTTTGGAATGGACAGCAAGAGTTAAAAAAGCAACACCTGTGAGAGTTGTTTTTCAAGGTGAGCCAAAAGGAGGAGGGCAACTTAGAAACGCATGGCAGACCGATATAAAAAAATTTAGCGGAACAATTATAAATAATTTGCCTTATGCAGAGCCAGTTTGTTATGGGACTAATTTGCCACCATCTTGGGGTGGTTCATACAGAACAAGACAAGATACAACTGCTGGTTTTCCTGAGTTGATTGCAAAAGAACTTGAAAGTTGGATGAAAAGTCAATTTGGTAAATAAACTATGGCTGCAACAGATTTAAACACAGTTAGATCCACTATTGAGGCAAGACTAGCCACAGAGCTTGCTTCAAGCCCTGCAATCCCTGTTGTATTCAACAATATGGCATTTGATAGCACTACAGAAAATTCTTTTGTTCAATGCGTTACTAGCTTTGGATCTAATGAATACTTGACTCAAGGTGGTGCTAGTAACTCTGATAATTTAATAAGCGGTCTTGTTTTATTAAATGTATTTACAGAGGAAGGTATAGGGGCAGGGGCTAACTTCACGATTTGCAAAAGGTTAAGAGACTTATACAATAGAATTACTGTGTCGAGTGTTATTTTTGATGCACCTGTAGGGCCTGAGATATTAACATCAAGTCCACAAGGGAAGTTTCAAACACAAATTAGAATAACATTCACCATTTATGAGGATCTTTAATTATGGGTAAAATTGAAATTACAGAAGAAATGCTGGATGCAATCGAAGCTGTGAAAGGAAGAAGAGAGGCTAATTATTGGGACCCAGAATGTAGAAAATATTATGAGAGTCAACAAAAAACTAAAAAAGATGTAAAGTCCACTGAAAAAGGTTAATATAATTATAAATATTTAATTTTTTGTCATGGCAGCTATTAAGGGTGATGTTGGCAAGGTTATGTTTCACAATGCGGCTGGTACTGAAGCTGACATATCTGGAACAAGATCATGGTCATTATCAATTTCAAAAGACACACTAGAAACTACAGTTCAAGGCGATACTGCTAAAACTTTTATAGGTGGTCTTATAGCTGGTGAAGGTTCAGCAGAGCTTATTTATGACCCATCTGGAAACTCAGATTATCAAGCATTTATTGATGATGTATTAGTTACAGGTGATGCTGGTGACGCATTATTTGAACTGTTCCCTGATTCTGCAACTTCAGCAAAGAAAATAAGTTTTTCTGGAATTATTACTGGTGCAGAATATGGAGCAACACTTGGAGAGACTCAGTTAATAAATATTTCATTTATTACAACTGGTGCAATAACTTCAGCTATCTAATTAATTAATTAACCAACCCCTAAATTATGGCATCAAAAAGAACAATAGACCTCCTTACTGAATCTTATAAGGAGGAAATGACCACCAGAAGAAAATATGAATGGAAAAATTCTAATGGTGATGTTATTGAAACTTTATATTTTAAACCTCTAACAAGATTTGATAGAAAAAAAGCACAATCTGTTGCTGGCACAGATGAAGCTTTAACAATAACAACTCATATTCTTTGTCAGGTTGCAGAACTTGAAGATGGCAGCAAAGCTTTTAAG